GCTGGCGCTGAGGCCTCGCTGAGCCTGCCAGCCGAGGCCAACGCACGGCAGGGCACGCGCGGCAGGGCGCAGCCTGGGCCAGCCTGGGGCGCGCAGAGGCAGGCGAAGCGCCCGGGCACCACCCCCCACCCTTTCGGGTCCCAGGTCGGCACCGGAGTCGCCAACGAGGGGCGCGAGTCAACCCCTGACCGGGATTTCGACCTGACGTTTTCGGCCCGACCGACCGACTGACCATGCCTTCAAAGCGCGACGCACTGACGATCCCCGAGCTGGCGCGCCGCGCCGGCGTCGGGCAGACGGCATGGAAGGCGCACCGGGCAGCAGGCGCACCGGCGCCGCGGAGCGCCAGGAAGGCCGACGTGGACCGCTGGCTGCGCGAATACGGCGAGTGGCGGCAGCAGCACGGCAAGGTGCCGAGCACCGAGCGCGCAGCCGGCGCGACGGCCGCCACCGCGGAGCATCAGCACTGGACGACGAGGAAGCAGAAGTGGCTGGCGCTCACGGCGCAGCTCCGCCTGGGCCGCGAGACGAAGGCGCTGGTGCCGCGCGCCGACGTGATTGAGTTCGCGCGCCGCGCCGCGCTGGTTTGCCGCGCGCGACTGAACGAGATGGTGCAGAGCGTGACGCTGCGCGTGCGCGCAGCAGCCGACGACGACGCAGCGCGCGAGCTGTTCCAGGCCGCTGTCGATGAAGCCTGCGATCAGTTCGAACGCGGCATGATTCCACCCGAGGTGCAAGATGCAGAGCCAGATCCAGAGCCTGCTGAGTGACCCGGCGTGGCTCGTTGGCTGGCGGCAGCCGAGCAAGATCAGCGTCTCGCAGTGGGCCGACGACAACCGCGTGCTCGACGAACGCTACGGTGCGTGGCCAGGACCGTGGAGGACCGAGCGAGCGCCCTACGCGCGCGAGTGGATGGACAGCGGCTCGACGCGCTGGGTGCGCCGGGTGTCGATCTGCGCCAGCACGCAGGTCGGCAAGAGCGAAGCCTTGAACAACATCCTCGGCTACTACATCGCGCAGCAGCCGGCGCCGCTGATGTTCGTGGTCCCGCGCCAAGGCGACATCGAGGTGGCGATGCAGCGCCGCATCGACCCGATGGTGCGCAGCAGCCCGGCACTGCGCGACGAGATGACGACCAGGAAGCGCGACGCCAAGATGCGCGAGATCGCATTCCGACGCGCGTTGCTCTACCTGCGCGCCGCGACTTCGCCGGCAGACCTTGCCAGCAACCCGATCCGCGTCGCGCTGTGCGACGAGCTCGACAAGTGGCCGGATTGGTCGGGCAAGGAAGCGTCGCCGCTGGCGCTGGTACAGAGCCGCACGCACACGTTTCCGCTGAATCACCTCGTTGTTTGCGTCTCGACGCCGACCCTCGCCGGCGTCGGAATCAGCCGCGAGTTCACGCGCGGCGACCAGCGGCGATACCACGTTCCTTGCCCGCACTGCGAGACGCTGCAGGTGCTGCAGTGGAGCCGCATCAAGTGGCCGGCGGACGTGCGCACCGAGCGCGAGATGACCGCGCGCCGACAGGTGTGGTACGAGTGCGCGAGCTGCGGCAAAGCGATCGAGGAAAAGTTCAAGCCGGCGATGCTCGCGTCCGGCGTGTGGGTGCCGAGCGAGTTCACGCCGCAGCAGTGGCTGGCCGGCGAACGCGAACGCGACCGCGACCGCACCGAGCACCGGAGCTACCACCTGTGGGCGGCCTACTCACCATGGCTGAGCTGGGTCACGCTGGCCGCGGTGTTCCTGCGCGCGCAGGAGAGCGGCGAACCGCAGGACGTGATGGACTTCGCCAACAGCTACCTCGCAGAGCCGTGGCAGGACCGCGTGGCAGCGGTGACGGAGGCGGAGATCGCACGCAGCGTTGACGACGAGCACCACCACGGCGACTGCCCGGAGGCCGTGCAGGTCGTTACCGCAGCCATCGACGTGCAGGCCGACCGGCTTGAATGGAGCGTGCACGGCTGGGGCTACGACGAAGAAACGTGGCTTCTGGAGTGCGGCCGCGTGGAGTCTTGGCAGGACCTGCGCAGCTTGCTGTTCGACAGGCTCTGGGGTCCGAAGCAGCTCCGCATCCGCGTGGCGCTGATCGACAGCCGGCACCGGCGCGACGAGGTGCTGCAGTTCGCGCGGCAGGAGCAGGTCGTGCGAATGATCGCCGGCGTCGAGCGCGACAGCCCGGTGCCATTCAGCACCGTGCGCATCGAGAAACACCCGAGGACCGGCGAGCCATTGCCGCAGGCACAGATCGTGTGGACGATCAACGTCGGCATGTTCAAGGACATCGCAGCGGCGCGACTGCGGCGCGAGGACGAAGCGCAGAAGCGCGGCCGCATCCACCTGCCGGTGGACCTTCCGGCCGACGTGGTGAAGCAGCTCGCCAGCGAGCACAAGGTGCGGCAGCGCAGCGGCGGCAAGGCGCGCGACCGATGGGTGAAGCGGCCTGGGCACCTGCGCAACGAAGCCTGGGACTTGCTCGTCTACCAACTGGCGGCCGCGCGCCTCGTTCGCATCGACACGCTGCGCAGCGACCGGCCGGCGACGCCACCACCGGCGGCGCCGCGGCCGATGCGCCGCGGCCGCAGAACTGATTACCCCTCCTTCGGAGGCCAGTGATGATCCGCCCGACTGACGACCAGACACCGCTCGTTCCGTTCGTTCCGTTCCGCTGCCCGAACTGCAAGCGGCACAAGCCGCGAACGCACGGAGTGCGCGGCCGCATCCGCTACCACACGTGCGGAGCGTGCGGCACGAAGTATCGGAGCATCGAGCTGGACCCGCGCGAGTGGCCGCACGAGCTGCCGGCCGAGCAGCACGACGAACTGCCGCCGGAGGAGTTGCCGCCGGAGGAGCCGCTCGATCCGCACGGCGGATATTCGCCCCTGGCGTGACGACGAGAGTGAGGTAGCGTTCGTGGGCACGCTTGATGGAGCGTGTGCATGGTCGTTCGTCAGCGGCGCCGGGAGCGAGCACCCGGCGCCGCACTTTCTCTCCAATGGCTACACGCAAGCTGTTCGTCAATCTCGGCCAGAGCAACGGCGGCGCGCACGCCGACGCGGCGACATGGGAAGTCGCGAACCCCGGGCTCGCCGTCACCTTCGTCCCGCTGTCAGGGAACAGCCCGACCGGAGCCTACAACGATCGCGTGACCATGCCGGGCACGTGGCCGGCGCGGCATCAGAGCGCACCGATCAAAGGGCGCGGCGTGCAGGCGCTGCAGTATCTGACCTTCTTCAACCCCTGCGCCACCGGCCTGGGCTACACGCAGTATCCGCACAAGGCGCTGGTCGCGACGATCGTTGACCACAGCGAGACGCAGACCAGCATCTCGACGCTGAACATTTGGCAGTACAACCCGACGGGCAGAACCATCACCCGCAGCTCGACGGGGACGGAGCACACGATCACCGCGTGGGGCGGCACGTTCGGCCCTGCGTTCGCCGGGCAGATCGCCGTCAGCCCGCCTTTCGACAACCCACCGGCCGTCGGCGAGCAGTTCGAATACGGCATCTACGCAGGTGCCAACAGCACCGACGCGGGCATGGTGTTATTCGACATGCGATTCGGCGGCGACTACGGCGACGGAGTTTGGCGCGGATCGCTGGCAGGGATGCGCGCGCGCTGCACCGCCGGCACCAACGTCGGCGTGTCCCGGTCAATCGACGAGATCACGCTGAACGGCGCCGTGAACGTCGAGGTGAGCTTCCTCACGGACTGGCCGCAGATCCCGCAGGCCGGCGACCGATTCGTCATCGAACCGCACCCGCGCGCAGACGGCACCGCGGTCAGCTTCCCCGAGTGGGGGCTGTGGCTTCCATACAGCCCGCTGGAAGGGCAGGCGATCAGCGCCGCGACCGCGTTCGCCAGCGTCACCAACGCAGGCGGCCTCGCGCGCATCGTCGCAGCGAACAGCCTGCTGGCGTACGACGTGGTGCAGATCCGCGGCGGATCACCATACGACAACGACAACGTGCTGGTGGTGGCCGCCGACGGCACCGGCTTCACGATCAACGTGCCGTTCACGAGCACGGGCGCCGGATCGTTCCGCGTCTACGGCAAGACGAACCCTTACCCACCCGGCTTCAGCTTCCCGAACCACCACGATCAGCCACCGCTTTACCAGCCCTACCCGAGCGGCAGCATCATGTATGGCGGCGCCGCGAAGTTCGCGAGCGCGCGCGCGGCTTACCACGTGACGTTCGCCAACCTGCTGCAGGAGAAGTTCGGCGAGCTCATTTATGTGGCGTCGCTCGCGATCGACGGCACGCAGATCGCGCACACCGAGCTGGCTGCGCCGAGCACGACGGACGCCATCGGCTGGTTCGACCCGCGCCAGCAAGTGAGCTGGAGCGCCGGCGAGCCAAACGGCTGTTTCGCCCGCTTGCGCGAAGTGCTGACGGTGGCGAAGCAGCGGGCGACGGATGCCGGCGACACCCTGGAAGTCGTCGCGATCGGCTCGTGCCTGGGCGAAGGCGACTCGGCGTTCGACTGGAGCAGCGCACGGTTCCTCACCGCGATGCGAGGCCTGAAGAACGCGGTGCGCGCGCTCATCAAGGACCTTGGGCTCTACAGCGGCGAGGAAGAAACCATCCCGTGGATCTGGCCGAAGATCCGCAGCGCAACGCTGTGGGTGTTCCTCGACCGCATCAACGACGCGCTCACGACGGAGCAGGCCGCCGACCCATACATGCAGACCGTCGAGGTGTCGGACCTGACGGTTCTGACCGAGGTGGGCGGCAACGTGCACTACGACGGCGCGAGCATCACGACGCTGGCGAAGCGCATGTTCACGGCGTACGAGCTGGCAGCGACCGGCAGCGGCCTGCTGGAAGCGTCGGCCGCATCGGCGACGCCGAGCGATACGCCGGAAGCGATCCTGCGCGCCATCGACGCCGCAATGGCCGGCGTCACGGACGTCGCCGCATACACCGTCAACGGCCGCATGGTGCAACTGCGCAGCCTCGACGAGATGGTCCGCGCGCGCCGTTATTTCGAGCAGCTCGTTTCACGCCGCGCCGGACTGCGGCGCACAAAGGTGAGGTTCCTGTGACGGTGACGTTCCATGGCAAGGCGGCAAAGCGCCGAGGCATCTACACCGGAGCCGGTGGCGCGCTAGCGCGAGCGGTCGATGCGGTAGTCGGCACGTTCGCGCCGCAGACCGCGCACCGGATGCGCGCCGCGCGCATGAAGAACGAAGCGCTCTTGGCCTACGAGGCCGTGCGCATCGGCCGGCTGAACCCTGGCCAGAAAAGCGCGGCAGCCGACGCAGAGATCCTGCCGGACCTGGAGAAGCTGCGCGCCGAAAGCCGCGCGCTGGTTCGCGACGACTCGCACGCGTCGAGCGCCATCGACATCCTCGACGAAGCGATCGTTGGCGACGGCATCCGAGCGCAGTCCGCGGCGACGGCAAAGGCCACCGGCATGACGGAGGAGCAGGCCGCGGAATGGCGCGCGGCGTGCGACGCCGAGTGGGAGTGCTGGGCAACGGAGTATGCCGACGTCGCCGGCACCGGCACGTTCTACGACGTGCAGAGCTTGGCCCTGCGCAGCTTGGTCGTGGACGGAGAGTTCTTCGCGCACGCTGTCGTGCGGCGCGACGGCAGCTACGCCGTCGAGATCGTTGACTGCGACCGCATCGTCAGCCCGCAGGGCATCGACACGGACAAGATCCGCGGAGGCGTCGAGATCGACGACGAAGGCAGGCACGCGCGTTACTGGATTCTGCTGACGCACCCGAGCGACGTGCAGTGGAACACGCGCTGGCAACTGGAGCCGACCCCGTACGCGAAGATGGACGGACCCGTGCAGGTCGTCATGCACGGCTACCGGCGCAAGCGAGCAGCGCAGACGCGAGGCGTGCCGTGGCTGGCGCCCGGCATCGAGTATCTGCGCAACCTCCACCACTACCTCGGCTCCGAGTTGATCGCGGCCAGGGCGGCATCGAACTACGCGCTGTTCATCAAGCGCAGCGTGACCGCGCTCGACGGAGATATCCACCCGGTGCAAGGCACGCCGGACACCGGCCGCACGGCCGACTTCCACGAGACGTTGGAAGCGGGCACGATCGAGTATCTGAACGAGGGCGAAGAACCGTTCGCGTTCAACCCGAACCGACCCGGCAGCTCGTTCGCGCCCTTCGTCGAGCGGATGCTGCGCGCAATCAGCACGACCATCGGCATCAGCTACGAGGTGCTGTGCCGCGACTTCGGCCGCATGAACCTGAGCAGCGCGCGCGCGATGCTGCGCGAGTGCCACCGCAACTACGACCGCAGCCGCACCCTGCTCAACCGGCAGCTCAACACGCCGGCATACAACAGCGTCATCACGAAGGCCGTCGCGGAAGGCCAGCTACAACCGCCGGCCGCGTTCCTCGACAACCCGGAAGCATTCCTGGCAGTGCGCTGGGTCGCGCCGGCGTACGGATTCGTGGACCCGGTGACGGACGTGGAAGGCAGCCGCAAGGCCTGCGACGCGAACATGAGCACGCCGCAGCAGGAGGCCGCCCGTTACGGCCAGGACGCATACGAGATCCTGCAGCAGCGCGCGGAGTTCTTCGCGGCGGCAGCCAAGCTGGAAAAGCAGTTCAACCTGGACCCGGGCACGCTGACGAAGGAAGCGCCCGAGCGCGTCGAGTCGAGCAGCCGGCAGATCAGGAGCGACGGCAAGACTGCCGATCCGCCGGGCACCGGCGATCAGGCCGAGCAGGACGACGAGCAGAGCGACGACGCCGAAGCGCCGGAGGACGACGCCGAGGACGACACCGAACAACCCGACGACGAAAGCGAGGCCGACGATGAAAGCGACTGAGATGGCAGCAGAACTGCGCGACGCGCAGCCCGGAACGATCAGCCTGCCGCGCAGCGCCTGCTGGCTGCGCGACGAAGGCGACGTGACCGTCGGCGAAGGCGACTCGCGCGCGTTCTCGATGGTGGCGTTGACCGGCAAGCCGCTCTCGCACTGGTATTACGGGACCCTCGGCATCGACCTGCAGGGCATCCAGCTTCGTCAGAAGCTGCCGGTGCTGCAGGATCACCGCACCGACCAGCGCCTGGGCTACACCCGCAAGGTGACGCTGGGCGCCGGCGGCCTGCTCGCGGAAGGCGTGCTGCTCGACAACGAAGCGGCTAACGCGATCAAGGCGGAGGCCAAGGCCGGCTTCCCCTGGCAGGCGAGCACCTACCTGCAGGCGACGCGCGTCGAGCGAGTAGCCAACGGTGAGACGGCCGAGCTGAACGGTGGGACCCTGACCGGACCCGCGGTAATCTTCCGCGCCAGCATCCTGCGCGAAGTGACCTTCTGCGTATTGGGTGCTGACGATGACACTTCGGCGACCCCGTTGTCCGGCGACATTGCCGATCAGCGCGTCACCGCAACCTTGAGCGAGAGGCAGAACATGGCGAAGCAGAACGAGGCCGCGACGGCCGACAAGGGCGCGGCCGCACCGGCCGAGCAGGACAACACCGTGGCGTTGAACGCGGCGCGCAAGGAAGCGCTGGAGCAGGAGCGACGCCGCGCAGCGGTGATCCTCGGCGCCTGCGCAGCCGAGCAGGCCGAGCTGGCCGCGAAGCTGGTGGCCGACGGCGCCTCGATCGAGGAAGCGCTGCTGGCGATCAACAAGGACCTGCGTCAACGCGTGACCGACAACGTGGCGCCGCGACGCACGAGCGCGACGCTGAGCTTGGCGCGCGGCAACGCGGCGGCCGACGAGCCGGTGACGGACGAAGCCGCGAAGCTGGCCGCGCAGCCGGAAGGCGAGAACAAGTGGAAGCAGCAGTGGGCGGCTAGCGCCGAGCTGCGCGACGAGTTCAACGGCAGCGAAGCCGCGTGGTGCGCCTTCAAGAAGAACGAGCACCGCTGCCGCGACCACGGCCGCGCGGTCTGACCCGGCAGAGCTGAGCACAACCGGCTGCGCACCTCGCGCAGCCACCCGAAAACAAACAACGACAGGAGCAGCAGATGGGCGCAGTTCAATCAATCGGCTACCGCAACGTGAAGGGGAACTACTTCCTCGCGTTGCAGGAGCGGGAAGCAGCGAGTTGGGCCGGCCGCGTGGCTAGCATGTTCACGACCGACCAGGAAGTCGAGCTCTACAAGTGGCTGGCAAACGTCTCTGGGCCACGTAAGTGGACCGGCGAGCGCACGCGTCAGCAGCTCAGCGACTTCGGCCTGCAGGTCATCGGCGACAAGTACGAGAACACCCTGGAGGTGGACATCGACGACCTGCGCCGCGACAAGATCAACGGCATCATGCCGAAGGTGGGCGATCTGGCGCGCAAGGTGGCGACGCTGCCGCAGCGCCTGCTCAGCACGCTGATCAACAACGGCGGCAGCACGACCGCATTCGACGGCGGCAACTTCTTCAGCACGAGCCGCGTGGTGAAGAGCAGCGGCACGATCAACAACGACATCACCGTGTCGGGGACGACGACCCCGGATGCGCCGACCACGGCCGCGTTCGCCGGAGCGATCCTCACCGCAGTGCAGGGCATGTATGGGTTCAACGACGACAGCGGCGACCCCATCAATGATGACGCGCGCAAGTTCGTCGTCATGGTTCCCACCAAGTACTGGCAGGTGGCGCAGAGCGCTGTGCTCTTGCCCTACACCAGCACCGGCGTCAGCAACCTGATCCCGGCGAGCGACCTGCAGATCAGCGTCGTCGTCAACCCGCGCATGACCGGCACGGCCGCGGCCGCTGGCCGTCGCTTCGTGATCTTCCGCGAGGACGCCAGCGTCCGAGCGCTGATCTGGCAGGATGAGGACATCGGCGCCGAAGCGTTCAAGACCCTCGGCCCGGAGAGCGAAACCGGCTTCTGGCGCGACAGCATCGCGTTCGGCGCAAAGCGCATCTGCGCTTGCGCGCCCGGCCTCCCGCAGCTCGCCATGCGAGTCAACCTCGCCGCCTGATCGGCGGAACAGCAGCCGCTCGGGCGCAGGCCTGAGCGGCAGACCGCGACCGAACCACACAACCGAACCGGAGTAGAAAATGACCACACTGAGCGCGAACACCCCCCGACGTTTCCAGGGACCGGAGCAATCGGTCACCGAGTATCCCGTCGATGCCAACCTGCGCGTCTTTGCAGGCGCCGCACTGATCCAATCCACCGTCAACGGCTGCGCTATCCTGGCGACGCCGACGGCCAGCGGCGAGTTCCTCGGCTTCTCGACGGAGGAGAAGGACAACCGCACCGGCAGCGTGTTCGGTGGCACGGCCGCGAGCACGACCGTCGCCATCTCTCAGAAGGGTCTGGCGTGGCTTACCGTCGCCCACACGAGCACGTACGCGCGCACCGACTACGGCGTCACGGTCTACGCCAGCGACGACGACACGTTCACGCTGAGCGCAGGCACGAACAACATCGTCGTCGGCAAGCTGGTCCTGATCCCCGACTCGGTCGTCGGCGCCGCGACCGGCGAAGTGTTGGTTGCGTTCGAAGCCACCGGGCTGAGGAGCATCTGACATGAGGGTCCGACTGACGGACAACGAAGGCCGCACCCTGATGCGCGGCGAGACGGAAGATGGCGTGTCCGTGCACGACCTGCTTCGCACGTCGTGCAAGGGCAAGCTCAACTTCAGCGTCGAGACCGACGAGGACGCGGACGTCGTTGCCGCGGCCGCGCCTGAAGGCGGCAGCAAGGACGGCAAGAGCCGGCGCGGAGCCGGCGCGCAGTGACCCTGCGCGACATGATGGCGCGACACGCGCGCACGGTGCTGACCAGCCGCTCCCACCTGGGCGAGCTGGTCGGCTACATCGCGCGTGGCGCGACCGTTGCGCGCGAGATCCGGTGCGGCGTGCAGCGCCTGGAGGTGGAGCCGAGTGGTCCCGCGGCGCGCGAGATCGGGCGCCTGCGCGCGATCCTCGACATCCCGCGCGACGCCGACATCGGCTGCGAGACGGTGAGCGCCGGCGACCGATTCGTGGTCGCGATGCGGCTCGGCGGCACGGCGACGAGCTGCCGGCTGAAGCGCATCATCTCGCAGGACGAAGGCATGTTCGTGGTCGAGGTGGAGGAGTGAGCAAGTTCAGCGTCACCGGAGGCGACGGCAGCTTCCGCGTGGACATCGACACGACGGCCGCCGAGCTGTCGATCCAGGCGGCGCCGAAAGTGAGTTACTTCCGCCTGCGCGATTACTTCTTCAAGATGCTGATCCGCCACCGTGCCTACTGGCTGAGCACGAAGTCGAGCGGCTTCGGCCGCGGCGACGGCGACGCCGGCGACCCGATCGGGGTAAGCCGCGTGCAGAGCGAGCGCGAGAGCAGCAAACCGAACGAGGTGCTCTACGTGTTCCAGCCGGCGCAGAAGCGAGCAGGCACGGCGCGCGAGGCCGAGCTGCTGCTCAACCGGATGAGCGCGAACATCAGCACCGGCAACGTGGTGCTCCCGGTGCACGAGTTCGGCACCGACATCACGAGCAGCAAATACATGGCGCTGCCGGTGCGCACGCGCCTCGGCAAGCGCGGCCGCGGCCTGAAGGTGACGCCGGAGAACTGGCGCAAGGCGAACCCCGACAAGACCCTGACCCTGCGGAAAGGCCGCGCCGGCAAGCTGTTCCTCTACGAAGTCGTGCCCGTCTACAGCCGCGCGAACAAGCGACGCGGCATCACGAAGGAGCACGTGCAGGACCGGCTCAAGATGCGATTCGTGCTGACGAAGCGCGTCGAGATGGACCCGACGCTGCGGTTCTACGAGAGTTGGGACAGCCTGGAGGGATACCGCGAGCGCGAGTGGGGCGTGGCCCTGAACAAGATCCAGCAGGACTTCAACAAGTTCGACCCGAGGGACCGCTGATGGTGGACACGACGACGCCGACGATCCGCGACACGATCATGACCGCGCTGGTGACGCGCATCGCCGCGCAGACCGGCTGGACCGCCCAGCTCCGCAGCGGCAGCAACGAAGCCGGCGACGGAGTCACCGCGACGGTGTTCATGACCGGCGAGGACAAGAAGCTGGCGAACATCGACCAATACAACTGCACGCTGCTGGTGGGCGTGGAGATCCTGGCGCAGGCGGAGGACGCGGACGCGACCATCGACGCCGGCAACCCATACCGCTACCTCGACCGGCTGGTTTCGCAGGCCGAGCAGGTGATCCACGAACCCGACGACTGGGGGCTGGACCCGGACTACACCGACGTGCAGATCCTTGGGCACGAGGTGCGGCCGCCGAGCGACGACGTAACGCTGGCCGCGCTGCTTCGCCTGCAGTTCACCTACCGTTGCAGCATCGCAACGCCGCAGGCCTGACGCATGGTGGACATCGCGAGCAACGCGCTCCCGCGCCCTGGGCAGGTCTACTGCAGGAGCCTGCGCATCAGCAGGCGATCGGGCGCCGGCAACATGGTGTTCGGCCGCGAGCCCGACGAGCAGAACCTGCCGCGGCGCTGGCTGCTGTCCTGGCGCGAGGCGCCCGGCGCCGTCGCCGATGCGTTGCGGCGGCACTACCGGCTGTATCACGCAGCCACGTTTGAGTTCACGATTCCGCGAACTGGGGAGGTGGTCACCGTGCAGTATGCTGCCGCGCCTCAGATCCGTTGGTCCTCGGCCGCGTTCGCCAGCGCAACCGCCGAGATCGAAGAACCGCTGGCGCACCGCTAGGAGCCACGAATGCCTACGAACCGGAAGCAGCAGATCCTTTCCAAGATCGAGTCGAGCGAAGGCGTGGACGCCGCGCCCGGAACGAGTGACGCGATCCAGGTCTACGAGCCTTCGCTCAGCGATGCGGTGGACATCCAGGACCGCGTGCCGGCAGGCCCGACACTGTCCCGCGACGTGACGCCAGTGGGCCGCAAGACGCGCACGCTGCAGTTCCGCAGCGACCTGCGCGGCAGCGGCAGCTCGGTTACGGAACCGGACTTCAGCAAGCTGCTGCGCGCAGCCGGATACGCGGCGAGCAGCCTGAAGGCCGTCGTCGTCGGCGCCGTGACCGGCATCGGGTTCCTGGCCGGCGAGATCGTCACGCAAAGCGCCGGCGCGATCCGCGGCGTCATCGTGGCGATCATTCAGAACACCACGAACGCACCGCTGCACCGCACCTCGACGGCAACCGACATCCTCGTCGTCGCCCAGATCACCGGCACGTTCACCGCGGCCGCCACCGCCGGCGCGGCCAGCGCCAGTACGAGCACGGCGAGCGCGGTGCTGGCCTACCCGGGCTTCGGCTACCAGCCGACCAGCGTCAAGAGCGTGACCGTCGTCACGCCGGCGTGGTCCGCGGCAGCGCCCGCGGTGGGCGACGTCATCGAGGTGCAACAGCCGGCCGGCATCACCGTCGGGCACATCCAGATCCTCGTGGACAACGGGTCCATGACCAACTTCGACGTGACCCTGCTGTGGGGCACGATGCTCGCGACCTACACACTGCGCACCGCGGCAGGATCGACGACGACCGTGACCACGGCGGTGCAGAACAAGACGCCGAGCCTGAGCTTCCGGCACAACCTGGACGGCCGGCGCCGCAGCCTGCTCGGTAGCCGCGGCGACTTCAGCCTGGAAGGCGAAGTCGGCGCACCGATGCAGTTCCAGTGGACGTTCAGCGGCGACCTTGGCACCGACATCGACGCGCCGAGCGTGGCGACGACCGGGCTGAGCACCGTGCGGCCACCGCGCCTGCTGGGCGCGATGATCACGGTGGGCTTCGGCAGCTTGCAGGCGCGGCTACCGGTGAAGCGGATGACGTTCAACAACGGCGGCACCGTTGCGCCGAACCTCGACGCCGGCCGCGTTGGCGGCAGCACCGGCAGCAACGTCACCGACCGCGACCCGAGCATAACGCTGCAGGTGGACGCCGTGCACGGCGCCTTCGACTGGGAAAGCCTGCGCGATAACCAGACCTACGTGCGGCTGAGCGCGACGCTGGGCACCGTGCTGGCAAACATGGTCGGGTTCGCAGCCGCGCAATGCCAAGTGACGGAGGTGGCGTTGAGCGACGCGGACGGTTACGCCACCATGGACGTTACGCTTCGCCCGCGCCGCGTGAACGAAAGCGGCGACGACGAAGCATTCTTCTTCCAGCTCTGACCAGACGACGACCATGGCAACCGCTCGCAGCACGAAGGAAGTGTTCGATTACGTCCTCCTCGCAGACCGCAGCTTGCCCGCGGAGAAGCGCACGACGTTCCATCTCGCGTCGCTGCCGACAGCGACCATGATCCGGCTCCGCGGCCTCGTCGGCGACACCGGCGAGCTGACCGGAGAGTGGGTGTGGCTGGCCCTGCGCGTCGGCGTGCGCGGCTGGCGGCAGTTCGTGGAGGATGACGGCACCGACATCCCGTTCACGACGGACGCGAAGCCGCAGACCATCGGCGGAATCTCGGTGCCGGCGCCGGCGAGCGAGGCATCGCTGAACCGGCTGTCGCCAACGGACGCATTCGAACTGGCCGGCGCCGTCGTGCGCAGCAACATGGTGACGGTAGACGACGCGGGAAACTGATGTTGGCTGCCGCGGCGGCCTGCGCGCCCGGTGGCCCAGGCTGGCAGTCCAACTGCGCGCTGTGCAAGGACCCGGCGATGCGGCGCGAGTGGGGCTGCGACGAGCCCACAACGGAACCGCAGGCCGAGCTGACGCCGTGCCCGGCGTGCAACGGCAAGGACGCGGAGTGCCCGCGGTGCGACGGATCGAACCGGATGCCGGTCTACCGATGCCCGAACACGCTGGTGAAGCAGCAGCACCTGGACGTGGTGCAGCAGGTGGCGCTGATGGAGTCTGGCGTTTTGCCGGACGCCGGCGGCTGGATGGAGCAGGCCGCGACGTTCACGGCCGCGTATCCGATCGTGCAGCGCGAGATCCAGCACTGGCGCCGAGTCGCGGAGGAACAGGCGGCACGCAAGGCGCAGCGCAGTTAGGATCGCGGCATGGCCACCGCATCTAAGCGCACCCTATGGATCGAGCTGAACCTGCGCAACGCGCTGACGAAGCCGCTGGGGCTGGCAGGGCGGACGATCCAGTTGTTCGGCAGGGGCGCCGTGGGGTCTCTCAAGGGCGTGGCGTCGCAGGTGGTAAGCCTCAAGGGGCTGTTCGTTTCGCTCACGGCAGCGCTCGCGGTAGGCCGCATGACGGCATTCGTCCGGGCAACGGCAGATCAGGCCGACGAGCTGGGCAAACTGGCAAAGAGCACCGGCGACAGCGTCGAGAACCTGAGCGAGCTGCAGGCCGCGTTCGAACTGGACAACGTCAAGGACTTCAACGCGACCATTCGCGCGCTCACGCAGGCGCAGGCGAAGGCGCTGACCGGCAACGACAAGCTCGCGGAGTCGTTCGCCCGGCTTGGCATCAACCTCGACGACCTGCGCAACCTCGGGCCGAGCGAGCTGTTTGAGAAGCTGGCCGTCGGCCTGGGCGAACTGGATACCGAGCAGGAGCGCAGCGTGGCGCTCGCCAGCATCCTGAAGAAGCAGTTCCTCGACCTGCTGCCGATCCTCGGCAACGGCGCGGAGGCATTCCGCAAGTCGATCCAGGCCGTGCGCGCCGACGGAGTCACGATCACGGAGGAGCAGACGCGGCTGAGCGACGACCTGGGCGATGCGTTCACCAAGGTGGGCTTCGCGGTCGAGGCCACCGGCCGCGAGATCATCACCGCGTTCGGGCCGCAGGCGACGGAGCTGCTGACGCGGCTGGCCGGCTTCATCCGCGAGAACCGCGGCGAGATCGTGGCGCTGGCGCAGACGATCGCCGGCGCCCTGGCACGCGCGTTCAACGTGGTTCTGGAGTCGGTGGCGGGGCTGCTGGGCGCGATCGACAAGATCCCCAGAGTTGGCTTCACCGCGACGCGCGTCGCGGAACTGGAGGAGGAGGCCAAGCTGCAGGAGGCGATCGCGAAGGACGCGGCCGAATACATCGCCTTCCTGCGGGATCAGGACCGCTCGATCAGCGAGCGCACCGGCCTGACGAAAGAAAGCACGAAGGAACTGCAGGCCTACGGCCGCACGCTGGACGAAGCGACCAAGCGAGTCGCCGGCCTGCGCGACGAGCTGATGACCCTGCGCGTGACGCCGAACATCGGCGATCGACTGCTCGGCACGCGCGACGAGATCGCGGCCGCGCTGGAGAAGGTGCGCGTGGACATCGAACAGGTCGGCCAGAACAGCGCGAGCAACCCGGCCGACGGATTCCCGGCGCTGGGGCTGCCCAGCCTGGACGACGTGAAGGCCTACGCGGAGGACGCGCTCTCGACGGCGCGCAGCGTGTTCCGATCGACGAAAGGCAAGCCGCGCCTGGGCGACCCGGACGATCCGGCAGCAGAGCCGGTGGCAGCCGTGGCCGGCGACGAACGCGGCAACGCGTCAGGGCGCCAGCGATTCGCCGAGCTGACGCAGAACACGAAGCTGCTGGCGGAACTCAAGGCGACGGCCGACAGCGTCGAACTGAACGAGCTGTTCACCAGCGGCGCCATCAGCGCGCACGAGATGGCAGACGGCATCGCCGCGGTGAACGAGCAGTTCCGGCAGACGCAGGAGCTTTCCGCGACCGACGACTTCTTCGGTGGGTTCCAACGCGGCATCCAAAGCAGCCTGGACGCGTGGCGCAACTTCACCGCAGCCGGCGCCGAGGCCGGGCAGACGCTTCTGGACAACGGCCTGAACGGCCTGACCGACGCAATGGCGGACATCATGACCGGAGCGAAGTCGGCGAAGGACGCATTCAAAGACTTCGCCGTCGCGATCCTCGGCGACATCGCCAAGATCATCGCCAAGCTGGTGGTTATGCAGGCGCTGAACACGCTGTTCCCCGCGCTCGCGAAAGGCGGCACGACACCCGGAGTCGCGAGCACGGAGCCGGCGCGAGCCTTCGCGCGCGGTGGCGTGGCCCGGCGGCCGACGCTGGCACTGTTCGGCGAAGGCGGCGCCGAGGCATTCGTGCCGTTGCCCGACGGCCAGCGCATCCCCGTCGTCATGAGCGGCGGCGGAGGCGGAGGCGGCAGCGTGGTAATCAACATCACCGCGATGGACAGCAAGGACGTGCAGCGCGCGTTGCTGGAGCAGCGCGGCACGCTGCGCAGCGTCTGGAACAACGACCTGCAGACGCGCACGCGCACGCGGCAAAACGTGCGCAAGGCCGCGAGCTGATGCCGGCGCTGAAGTATGGCGGTCTGGTGGAGCAGAGCGGCAACACGACCGTCACCGGGCTCGGCGTGTCGCCTGGGCCGCAAGGCGGAGACGGTTGGCAGATCGTGGCGATCCTGCCCGCGGCCGAGCTGCCGACCGGCGCAAGCCGGTTCGCGATCTACGTCACCGGCAAGATCCACAACCTGCAGAACATCGTGTCCACCGCGCTGCCGACGCGCGGCGTGCTGCAGGTCGCGCTAGGATTCGACACCGGCAACGTCTCGCCGGTGCAGCAGTTCGTGCTGCCACTGCGCACGCAGGCCGGCGCGCTGGAGGGCATCCCGTTCGGGTTCAGCATGGTGCAGTTCGCGGCGCCGGCAGTGAGCGACCCGTTCTTCGGCGCGACGTTCAACCCGGCAGGCGGGAGCCAGTTCTGCATCTGGGCGCGCGTCTACACCAACGGCGACCCGCTCACCTACAACTACTCGTTCGACATCAGCGACCTGACGTGGCTGTGGTGGGACACCGGCCGCATCCCCGCCGGCGACGTGCTGGTCGAGCACTACAACCCGACGACGCCGGTGGCCCTGACGACGACGCCGGCGCTGCTCTACAGCAACCTCAACGCGCCAGGGCTGGCAACCGAGAGCTGGCTGCACTTCCATTCGGCGGACTACGCACCGCCGGTTGGCCTCCGCGGCACGATGCAGGCGCCGATCCTGCAGTTCGGATACACGACCGACGGCACGCTGGCCGGCTTCGTCGCGAAGGTAGGGACGAACGGCAGGTGGGCGCAAAGCCACGGCGACGTGAACATCAACAGCGCGAACCCGAGCAGCACGCCGCGCAGCGCCATGTGGGGCTGGTGGTATGGCGTGCAGCCGAGCGGCACGTTCCGGCCAGCGCTCCGCGGAGTCGAGCGGTTCGGCCTGGGCGGCAGCTCCGCGACGCGGCTGCACCGATACACCTACGTCGGCATCCGCCTCGACAACCTGCTGGACCTGCTGGTGCGCACCGACACCGAAGTCGTCGGCGCCACCGCGAACCGCTACAGCACGCCGGCGGAAGGCTCGGCCTACGTCCCGCTGGAGCGACCCGCGACCGGCATCGTCAGCCAGCCATGCGTCATGGCGACCGGCCTAGTGACGACCACGGCGCGACACGACTACGAGTGCGAGCTGTGGACGAACCGGCGCAACCTGCGCGGCACGACGTCGCACGTAGTGGCGCGCGCGCAGATCGCCGAAGGCTGCCCGGCAATGGCGTTCGCGGCACGAGGACTGTCCGCCTCGGCGCCCGACGTGCAATACCGAGTGCGCTTCACCGGAGGCCTCAACGCAGCACCGTTCTCGCTGCCGGCGCGCGACATCAGCATCGTGCAGTTCAACTTCGTGCGCGACGCGGACCCGGACCCGAACGGACCCGGCACGCCGGGAGCGCCGGTGGTAATCACGATCGGGCGCGAGGCCGCAGCGGTGACGACCGACCTGCCATACGCGCCGGACTCCGCCGTGGATGAGGAGTTCGTCGAACCGGAGCGGCAGGCGATTCGCGGCGCCACCGGCTACGTCCGCACGTGGCCGATGTTCATCGTGGCGCGGCGCCGCTGGACCCTGACATGGGGAGCGCTGCCGGAGGCGCAGGCGCGCACGCTGCACGACTTCCTGCGAGCGAACAGCACGTTCCGCTGGGCGCCACCGCGCGAAGGCAACGTCATCGTGACGACGACAGACGACCCCGACCTGACGCAGCTCAGCGCGCAGGCCTACAGCGTGTCGGTGGCCGTCGTCGAACTGATCTGGACCGGACCCTGAACCATGCCAATCATCCTCCCGAGCACGTTCGCCGACGAGATCGAGAAGCCGCACGGCGCGCAGCCGCTGCTGAAGATGGTCGAGCTGCAGGTGGCGCGACCGTACGACGCCGGAGGCGGCACCATCGTGCCCGGCGTGATCCTGCGCGCGACCAGCTACCACCAAGACGTGGTTTGGCCGCCGAGTCACCCGGAGAGCTGGACCTGGAGCCCGATCAACTTCGGCTTCAGCGGCATCGAAGAAACCAGCGAAGGCGACCTGCCGCAGTGCGAGCTGAGCATCGACAACACGACCAGGACGCTGATGCGGTTCCTGCATCAAGGGCAAGGACTGGAAGGCAACTACTGCCACCTCTACATCGTGCCCGCGGCCGCGCTGAGCATCGCATACCCGGCGCACGAGTATCGGCGCTGGAGCTTCGTGGTCGGCGGAGCCTACGCCACCGACGAGGCCGTGAGCTTCCGGCTGGAGCGGCCGAACTGGTACGAGCGCGGCATCCCGACGGACCCCTACGTCGCCGGCAGTTGCCGATGGCAGTTCGGAGGCGAAGAATGCGGCTACGTCATCAACGACGTCGCCGCGTACACGGCGTGCCCAAAGACCCTCGCAGCGTGCGAAGCGCGAGGCCAGGACCATGCAAGCCGCGGCCTGCCGGTGTTGCACCCGGCACGGTTCGGGGGATTCCCCGGCATCCCGAGGCAGCGCTGATGTGGCCCGACATCCTGGCGTCGCGCTACCGGCTCGGCGGCCGCAGCCCTGGGCACGCGCTCGACTGCGCCGGCACGGTGCTGGAGATCGCGCGCAGGATCGGGCTGTGCATCGAGGACCCGTGGGCGCAGCTATGCGCAGACTGGGCCGCCGGCCGCGTTGAAATGAGCAGCGCGCTGCCGCACTGCTGGCGCCGGACGGAGCAGGGCGCGACGATGGCGCACGGCGACATCGCGCTGTTCTACGAGCAGGCACCGGCGCACCCATGGGTCGCGATCGTCGCGTACGGGCACGTGTGGAGCGCCGACGCGCGAGTCGGCTCGCCATACGGGCGCCGAGCAACACTGTGGACCCGACAACCCGACGAGCTGTGGCGCCATGATCCGAGTCTTCATCCGCAAGGGCATCCTCGGCACTGATGGCCGCGAGCTGTTCGACATCCCGCACCGTCCCGGGCTGAGCGCGCGAGCTCTGGCGCACGAGTTCGCGAAGCTGCTTCCGAAGTCGGTTCCAATCGAGGCCGTCGTCAACGGCCGGCTGCTCAAGGACGACCAGCTCGACGCCGAGCTAGGCGAGCACGACAACGTGATCCTGGTGCCGGTCACGAGCGGCGCCATCGCGATCGGACCATTGATCGTTTCGGCGTTGATCGCGGCGACGGTTTCCTTCGCCGTCAACTACGTCATCTCGCTGCTCCTGCCGCGGCCTAAGCCGCCCGGCGTGCCGACGGAGCGCGGCGACCAGACCAGCGCGACCTACGCGTGGGACGGCATCACCACGAACTACGGCCAGGGATTCCCCGTGCCATTCGTCTACGGCAGGCACGCCGTCGGCGGGCAGGTCATCTTCACCGACCTGTTCAGCACGACGGCCAGCGCCGCGCCGGCCGACAAGCTGCGCGTCGTGCTGGCGCTGTGCGAAGGACCGATTCACGCGATCGGCGACACGGCCGCGGAGGAGCTCGACGGACTGGGCACGCTGGCCGCGCCGCTGCCGAGCAACATCCGCATCGACAACAACCTGCTCGACAACACCGACACCAGCACCGTCGTGCGCTTGCTGCTCCTGGCCGCGCCGTGGACCGGCCCAACACCGACCGGCGCAGGCGACACGCTGCACGTCTACGACTCCACCGGCACGGCGCTGCAGGGCACGGTGCAGATCGTCACGGCGAACAACGCGCAGAAAACCAACCTAGACTGCATCGTCCTCACCGGGCTGCTGACGCTCGGCGCGCCCGGCAACATCGTGCGCAACCTCAACGCAGCGACCATCGGGCAGGCGACGCTGGCGAGCGCTTCGAATCAGACCCGATTCAACAACGACCCCGGCGCGCTGGCGTGGATCAGGCCCGGCGAACTGGATCAGTCCTCGTTGCCCGGCACGACGTTCCGCGGCAGCAGCAAGACGTTCTCGCCGAACGCGCAGCTCGCCGAGGCCGGCGAGGAGGCGCAATACAGCTACTTCGGCACCGAGCGACTGACGACCGTCGGGTTCGTCATGGCGTTCCCCGGCGGCCTATACACCGCAGACGCGACCGGCGGCCAACTGGCCTACACCGTGCGATTCAACGTCACCTGGAGGCCGCAGGGCACCACGACGTGGCGCAACTTCTATCGGCCGCAGGGCAACGGCGCGCTGCTGACGCCGCGCACCATCACCGCGAACACCGTCGCGCAACTGCTCGACACGTTCGGCGGCGACCTGACGCGACCCGGCGACCCGGCGGTGAGTGGACCGCTCGACATTCGCGTGCAGCGAGAATCGCCGAGCGGCGGCATCGACACCGTGAGCGCAGCACTGTGGCGCAACGTGTTCTTCAACACCGAGCACACGCTGACCTACCCGCGCGTGGCGCTTTTGGGGCTGGAGCTGAGCGCAGGAGCCCGGTTCCAAGGCGGCATTCCGAACATCAACGTCCGCATCGACGGCAAGACGATCCGGGTGTGGGACGCAGTGGACGGCTGGAGCCCGCGGTGCTGGGACATCCCCGCGGCACCGTTCGACTTCATGGCACACGCGCCCGGCAGAAACCCGGCGTGGATTCTGCTCGACCTGCTGCTGGCGCCTTGGGGACTGGGCCGATACCTGACGGAGGACGACATCGACCTTCCGGCCTTCCGCAGGTGGGCCGCGTTCTGCGATTCTGACCCCAGCCCGAGCGATCCATGGAACACGGCAGCGTTCTGCGCCGACGTCGTCGGCGACGTGATCCGGCCAGCGCAGGAGTGGATTCTCCTGATCTGCGCAGCCGGCCGCGCGGCGCCCGTCGATGCCGACGGCAAGATCAGCATCGTCTACCACTACCGAGACGCGCACGGCGACGCCGGCATCAGCATCGCAGCCAAGACGGTGACGCAACTGTTCACCAGCGGCAACACCGAGAACCTGCAGTTGACGTGGCTGAGCAAGGCCGGCCGGTTCACCGTCCACAACTACGAGTTCCTCGACGAGGACCAGTCCTACCTGCAGAGCAAGTGCGTCGTGCCCGATGTGGAAGGCGCGCTCGATAACCCGGCGAGCCTCAACCCGGACTACTGGCGGCCGCAGACGATCCAGGCCTACGGCGTGACGCGGCGCGCGCAGCTCTGGAGAGAAGGCATGTTCGCGCACCGCGTGACGCGACTGGTGCGACGCGAAGTCACCTTCCGCACCGGACCCTGGGCGCTAGCCGCGACCGTGGGCGACCTGATCGGCGTGGAGCACGAGATCATGCGCCCGTTCTCGACCGACGTGCCGCTGAACATGGCCGTCGTCAGCGACGCCACCGCTTCGAACACCGTCGTGGTGGATCACGACGCGACAGGCGCAACCGCGATCTCGATCCGCGGACCCGACGGCGCACCGATCGAGCGCGCGATCAGCGGCATCGTCGTCACGGCCGGCAGCTCGACGCTGACGCTGACCGGCGCCGCGGTCACGGTGGACGCCGGCGCCACGTGCGTCGTCGGCCTCGCGGACAAGCTCACGCAGCCGTACGAAGTGGTGGCGATCAGCCTGCAGGAGGACATGAAGCGCGAGGTGCGCGCGATCCAGTGGGACCCGGCGGTCTACGACGAGCTGACCCCGACCGACTACGCGAACAACGACACCGAGACGACGCCGGATGACCTGCTGCGACAGGCCGACGACTCCGATCACGCCGACCTGGACGGACTGCGCGCGACGCGCGCGCGCGGAGGCGCGACATCGCTGAGCTGGAGCCGGCCGGCGAACCGAGCAGGAGCGCCGGTGCGCGTGTTCGTTCGCGACGACGACCGTGCGACCTGGGCGCTGCTGGGCGAAACGGCCGGCAGCTCGTTCGACTGGCACGGCGCCAGCCCTGGGCGGACCTACCGCGTGGCAGCGACCATGGAGCTGGTCACCGGAGGCTGGCCGCTGCCCGAGGACAGCGCGCAGACGACCTTCGTGGCGGAGGAGTTCGCCCCGTTCCAGCCGCAGCCGCTGAGCGCCCTGGCCGGCACGGACACCGGCGACGCCGTGGTGCTGACGTGGGACCGGCAGGCGACGCAGGACGTGGCCGGCTACGAAGGCCGCACGGGCACCTGCTGGACCGCTGGCAAGCTCCTGTTCGATGCGGCGGCCAGCGTCCACCGGCTGGAGCCGGCGCCACTGGGCGGCACCCTGCTCATCGCAGCGCGCAGCGCATCAGGGCTCTACGGCCAGCCGGTGACGCTCGCGCTTCCCGACTGGAGGCCGCGCGGCACCGTGCAGGCCGCGACGTTCAACGACTTCAGCGGCACGCCGGCCGGCGTGCACAGTGGCACGGCCTACGCCGACGGCGCCATCAGCCTGCAGGCCGGCGTGCTGAGCGGCACCTACACCGGACCCGAGCTGGACCTGACCTACGAGGCCGAGGCGTGGTGGCAGGTGAGCACCGACCAGCGCGAAATCGACGAGCGAACCGTCGATGAGGAAGACTTCATGTTGGACAGCGGCGAGGCCCGGTGGACGACCTGCAACGGCCGGCCGGCGTCACCGGCGCGGCCGGCCGGCGACTGGGACTTGACCATCGACGACGCACCCTGGCTCATCGACGACGTGCCCGGCAACCTGCGCGTGCACGGCGAGTTGGGCGAACCCGGCAGCAACACGCAGGTCCTCATCGAAAGCCGCTGGTACACCGGCGGAGCCTGGGGTTCCTGGGAGGCGCACACAGACCGCTGGCGCGCGGCATCGAAGATGCAGACCCGCGCGACCCTGCGCCGCGACAGCGAGCAGCACGAGCCAGCCTTGACCGGCCTGCGCGCAGCGGTGAACCTGTAGCACATGGCGCAGAACTGGCAGCTCCCTCTGGTCGGAACGGACCTTCTCAGCACCGCGCTCAAAACCAAGGTGTCGCAGGCCGCGGAGTCGCTGCGGACCAGTCACAGCGGCGCGACGCAGCCGAGCAGCATGGTGCCATACATGCTCTGGGCGGACACCAGCACCGGCTACCTGAAGCTGCGGAACAGCGCGAATACCGACTGGGTGACGATCGCGCACATGGCCAGCCCGACACCGTTCCCGGCGCAGGGCACCATCGTGGCCAGCCTGAGCGCGACGGCGACGATCAAGCTGGGCGTGGCTCCGCGCAGCGGCACCTGCAGCAAGCTGATCCTGGTCACCGACACGGCATCGACGAGCAGCAGCGGCAACGAATGGCGCTTCGCCCTGCAGAAGCGAACGAACGCGCTGCCGGGCACGCCGGTCGCGTTGTTCAGCGCCAACGTCGGGACGTTCACGGCACTGAGCGGCGTAGGCGGAGGCGCCGAGACAATCGCGCACGCAGCCTACGTGCTAGTGCCCAACCAAAACGCAGCGATCACCGAGCTCGACGAGCTGGAGCTGGTGGCGACGAAGGTTGGCACTGGCACAACCCTGGTGAACTTCCTCGCGACGGCCTGGGTGATCTGATGGCGCTCGACCGCGACGGCAACGTCGTCGCGCTGGGCGACGTGTTCGTGCTGGCCGGCACAGTCCGCAGGATCGACGGCGACACGCTGGTCGTCGTGCTCGACAGCGGCAAGGCGATGCGCGTGGACGCCGGCGACGTCGTTCCGATCGACGCGCTGGGCGGAGGAGCAGGCGTAACCGCGCACAACGCGCTGACCGGGCTGGGCGCCGACGACCACACGCAATACGTGCTCGCGAACGGCACGCGCGCGTTCAGCGCAGCCGTGCTCGGCGTCGATTCCGCGGGAGCGGCGTCGCTCACAACGCGCGGCTACCTCGACGGCCAGATCAGCACGCTGAGCCTCTACGCGCTCAGCGTGTTCCAACCGCTCGACGCGACGCTAACCGCGCTGGCCGGCCTGACAACGGCCGCTGGCAAAGTGACGAAGTGGACCGGCGTCGATACGGCGACCACGATCACGCTCGGAGCCTTCGGCGAGACAATGCTGGCGACGGCAACGGCAGCCGCAGGCCGCGCAGCGTTGGCGGTGGACGAAGTCTACAGCGACGCGCCGATGCAGGCGATCAACGTCAACGTCGTCGCCTACACCGATCTGGTTTCCAAGTCATTGACGGTCGAAGCCGGAGACACGATCGAGATCGAGGCGCGCGGCACGCTACGCAACGACAGCGCAGTAGTGCGGACCTACCGAGTGCAGGCCATTATCGCCGTCTTGCCGAACTTCCTCCAGTGCGAAGTCATCGACGGCGGCACCCTTGCATTCAACGCGACGAACCAAGCCGAGTGGTGGATTCGCGCGACGTTCTCGGTCAAGAACGCGAGCAGTTCCGGCTGCACGGTCGAAGTGGACCGATCCGTTCCAGGCGCCGCAAACACCGGGCAAAACACGGCCGCAACAACGGTGCGCCGCGGCTGGCAGGTCAGCACGTCCGACTTCACCGGCGCAGCGACCGTAGGGCTGCGAATGCGCAGCGACAACGCAACCGCGACGCAGGTGTTCACACTGCATTCTTGGAAACTGACCCGCAAGCCGCAGCGCCTCTAGGATCAAAATGGCAGAGCAACCGAACCGCAACATCACCCTCCACGCGCTCGCCATTCCGGCGACCGTCGTGATCTCCATTGTCGGCGGAGCACTGCTGATCCAGGCGCGGCTACTGGGCGTCGAGCACGAGCTGAAGCAGGAGATGGCGCAGACGCGCGGCGAGATGCGCGCGCTGAGCGACGCAATCAACAGCCGCACCGAGCTAGCGCACGAGCGACTGCGCCTGTTCGCGTCCACCCTCAAGTCGCTGAACCCGAGCCTGAACGTGCCGGAGATGAAATGAACCGACCCAACACCACGACCGCGCTGCTATTCCTGTTCGCCTTCCTGGCCTTCTTCCTCGCCTCGTGCGAGACAACGGCCGCGACCAGCGCCGTCGTCGCAGCCGTCGGCGCCAGCGCCGTCGGCATGATCGAAGCGATCGCGCCGCTGCTCACGCCGGAGCAGCTCGCGAAGCTGCAGGCCACCGCGCAGAGCATCGACGGCACGGTTCAGGCGACGCAGAGCGCCATCGGCATTATCGCCGACAGCATCACCGCGATGAAGGGCACGGTAGGCGACCAGATCGCCGCGCAGGCGCGCGCCATGGCCGAGGCCGCGCACCAAGTCGCGACCCTGCCAACGCGGGAGGAGGTGCTTTACACCAACGCCGGCACCGGGCTGGCCGCACTGGGCGCCAGCCGCGGCCTGAGCAAGATCAAACACGCGAAGCCGCCGAAGTGAGCGGCGGCTGAGCGGACGCGCATCCGGCAACGCCGGCGGATAGGCGGCACAAGCCGCACAAGGGGTAGAGCCCGGACGGATAGCCGCCCGGGCTCTTTTCGTTTTGGAGGAACGACGCCGCAGCCGATGAAAGAAAACAGAGCTACCCCCTTTACATCCGGGCAACGCCAGGGCAACATACGCAGGTCGGCGATAGGCGCCGACAAGGACAACGACCATGACGAAGCAGACGAAACTAGCGGCCTTCACGATCCTGACCGACGACGCATACCAGGGCGCCAACGCCTGGGCTTGCGGACAGCAGCCGAGCATCTCCAGCAACGACGAGTTCGACGTGATCGTCGCAGCGCCGGACCACGGCCGCAGGAGCGGCGCAATGGTCTCGGTGGTCCGCTTCAGCGACGAAGGCACGCAAGAGTGGGTTCGGAGCCTGATGGTTTCCGGCCGCGAAGAGGGCGAGATGTGGGTCGAGCGCTGGATCGGAAACATCAGCCGCGCAACCGGAGGGCAACTCGCCGCCTTCGGCTTCACCCGCATCGTTTGAAACCCCGAACGCCGGCGCCGCGCGCCGGCAAGGACCGACCGACCATGACCGAGACAAAGCAAACCAGCATCGACGTCCGCAAGCCGCGCAAGATCGACGGCGAGTGGCTCGTCCCCGTTTACGTGAACGGCAGCAGCAGCGAGGCCAAGACCTACCATGCCGACGACCGAGCCGACGCATACGGCACCTACAAGGCGCTGAAGCAGTGGGCCGACGACCTAAACGCGGCCGCGGCCGCGCAGGCCGAAGGCGAACGGCAGTTCGCAGCGTTCGAACGCATGGGCCGCGACCTGAAGCGGCAGGAGGGGCTGTGATGGTCACCAGACGCGACTACTACGCCCGCGTGAACGCGGCTTGGCCGCAGCAGGTTCCCGCGCTGACGGCCGACGAGGCCGTCATAGCGGCGAAGCGCCTGTGGCGGTTCGCAACCGGAACGACGCCGCACGAAGTCCGATTGACCAGCGGCAACCGGAGCACCGCATGGATCGGCGCCGTGCACGCCCGCAGAGTGGGCGCCAGCATCCTGCGCGTGAACCGCGGCGACGACTGGAAGCGCCTCGTCCACCTGCTCTCGCACTGGGCGGCCTACGCCGCGCCGGCGAAGGCGCTCGGCGCCGCGAACGCGAGCGAGCGAGGCCAGCACACGAAGGCGCACGCGCGGCTGGAGCTGCGCATGGTGAAGCAGGTCGTCGCCCGCGGCTGGCTCGACGGCCGCCTGAAGCCGCAGCAGGAGGAGCCGGCGGCTGCGCCGGCGCCGCAGGAGGCAAAGGCCCGACGGCAGGCAGCCGACGCGGAGCACGCGCGCGCGATGCTCGCGAAGGCGACGACCAGGGCAAAGCGAGCCGAGACGATCCGGCGGAAGTGGGCGCGCCGGCCGGCAGCCCGCGAACGGGCGCTGCGGATTTCTGAGGCAGGGGCTTTACATCCGGGCAACGCCAGGGCAACATACGCAGGTCGGCGATAGGCGCCGACAAGGACAACGACCATGACGACGACGACGACCTTCTGGAACCTGAACGCGACCAGCACCCGCATCGAGCGCCCGACTCAGGGACCCGCGCTGAGCACGAACGACGTGCACGTAGACGACTCGCCCTTCCGCCAGTGCTGGGGCTGCGCGCCGGAAAGCCTGCCGCCATGCACGTGGCTGTTCTCGGCGGAGCTGAGCAACAACGGACTCGGCCGCACCGCGATCTTCCACGTGCGCGGCGCGCAGACCTACGCCGAGGCGCTGCAGATCGCCACGAACGAAGCCGCGGAGGGCGGCATCCGCACGATCCAAGTGCTGGCCTGAAGAAAACACGCGCTACCCCCTTTACATCCGGGCAACGACAGGGCAACATTCACCGACCGGCGATAGGCGCCGGCAAGGACCAAGACCGATGACGACGACGCAGTGCACGTGGCTCAGCCTCCCCGACTACCGCCAGATCGACCGACCGATGTTCGCGGAGGCGCCGGTGGCGCCCGCGGCCGTTCGGGTTGGCGCGACCGACTACATCAACGCGCACGGCCGGATGCCGAGCGGCGCCGGCGCCTGGGTGTTCAAGGTGGAGCGCCGCGTCGATTGCGGCGTAGCGCTGCTGTTCATCAACGGCAGCCTGATGTTCGCGGAGGCGAAGAAGCTCGCCCGCGCCGAGGCCGCTAAGGGCGGCTGGCGCTTCCTGATGGTGCAGGGCTGATCGAGCGAAGGCCGCGCCGGCTCAGTTACAGGCGCGGCAACCAATGCCAGCACGGCCGCTGGCGCTCCCTGCTGCGCTTCGCGGCAGGAGCGAGACAAGGCCGACCTGACTAGGACACGACCATGACGACCTTTTCGAACCCGACCCGCAAGACCAACCTGATGGACCTGAACGCGCAGTGGGCCGCGCGCCCGGCGGACCAGCGCTTCCTGACCATCGCCGAGCTGAAGCAGGCCGTGCTGAACCGGCGCAATGAGAGCTGGACGACTGCGCACGCGATCGCCGAGGCGCGCGCGCTGCCGAGCGCCAACGGCATCGAGATCGCCCTGCGCCGCAACACCAACAACGCGCAGGTCGCCGTGCGCCCGAACCACTGGAGCTTCGGCCAGATCAGCAGCGCGGCGAAGGCGCCGGCGAGCTACCTGCGCCGGCTGCCGGCGGAGCTGGCCGCGATCAACCTGCAGTGGGGATTGGAGAAGCTCTCCGAGAAGGCCGACGGCCTGTTCCTGACGCGCCACCACAGTGACGGCACGCAGGAGCTGGAAGCCGTGACCAGCACGACCTACGGCCGCATTTGGGACAGCGACGTGGTCGCGGCCGTCGAGCGCGTGAACGAGGATGGCCGCTGGAAGGTGCCGAGCGCGAGCTATGCGACCAGCAACCCGCGCCGCGCGACGACCCTCTACGCCAGCGACCGCGACGTGTGGATGTTCCTCTGCGACGAGCAGAACCCGATCGAGGTGGACGGCGAGCGCCTGTTCCGCGGCTTCATGACCTGGAACAGCGAAGTCGGCGCCAGCGCGTACGGCCTCAAGACGTTCCTCTACCGGCACTGCTGCGACAACCGGATCGTGTGGGGCGCGCAGAGCGTGAACACCCTGATGATCCGCCACACCGGCGGAGCACCGGAGCGATTCGCGCACGAAGGCCGCAACCTGCTGCGCAACTACGCCGAGGCGAGCACGCAGGAGATGGTCGCCGGCATCCGCAAGGCGAAGCAGGTCGTCGTCGAGGACCCGGCCGAAAAGAACAGCGTGCAGAGCTGGCTGCGCTCGCGCGGCTTCCAGGCCAGCGTGGCCGACGCATCGGTGAAGGCCGCCGTCGCCGAGGAAGGGCAAGCGAGGACCCTGTGGGACATCGTGCAGGGCATCACCGCGCACGCGCGCAGCATCGAGAACACCGACGATCGCGTGGCCCTGGAAGTGCGCGCCGGCGCCCTGCTGGACCGCGTGAACTGACAACCCAGGGCGCCGCGCAACCCGCGGCGCCCGCAACCCGGAGACGACCATGAGAACGAAAGCGCAGAACGAGAAGTGCACCTGCGACGAGCCGGTGACGGATGTGATGTGGGAGCAGTGGGACGGCACCTGCCGTCGCTGCAGCGGCTACGTGGACCTGACCGGCACGCAGCCGGAGCAGGACGACGCCGGCGCAATGCCGGCCTTCCTGGGAGGCCAGGGACGCGACGGCGAGGAAGTGCAGGCGATCGGCGCGCTGGGCTTCTGGCTGGCCGCGGCGCTGCTCACCTTCACCATCACGGTCGCCATCGTGGCGCTCAAGCGAGGTGGCCTGTGAAACGCGCAACGACGACGACGAGCTGGACGGAGCTTCTCAGCCTCTACCCAGGTAACTTCAACGCGCTGGCCGACGACCTGAAGATCAGCCGCGTGAGCGCTTGGGAGTTCCGCCTGCACCGGCACGCGACGCCACCGCACGAGCTGCTGCGCAAGCTGGCCGCCGTGTTCCGCAAGCGAGGCACGGCCGACGGCAGCAAGGCGCCGACCTACACCGAACTGTTCCGGGCATGGAGAGCCGAAGCGCAATGACCACACCACTGCGGAAGGCGTACGACGCCGACGACGAGTTCGCCATGCTGCTGCGATTCCACTTCGGCGCCGAGGCAGCGCAGATGCGCTATCGGCCGAAGGATTGGCCGCCGGTAGTCGCGCAGGCCTGGGCGCGCATGGAGCGCCTGATGGACGAAGCGAGGACGTGGCTGAAGAACGGCGCACCCGGCTTGCCCGTCGGCGCGCAGGAGCAGAAGCCATGAGCGACCGCAAATACGACCCCCTGACTGTCGCCATCGCACTGTCGCTTTACGCCTACAACGACAAGGGCACCATCGGCGAGCAAGGACGCCGATGAAAACAGCGGGCAGGTGCTTTACATTCGGGCAACGATCGGGCAACATTGGCCGCCGTGACGACCATCCCGCACGCCGACTCGATCCGCTTCCACAGCGACTTCACCGAAGCGCTCGGCGCGACGCCGGAAGGCGACCAGCTCTACGTCCTGACCTGCGGCTTCAGCGGCCTGCAGGCGCGCGTGCAGACGACGAAGCTGCCGAGCGGCCGCACGATGATCGTCGAGCTGCAGCTCACGCCGACGCCGGAGAAGGGCAACCGGCTGTGGGAAACCGCACGCCAGGACGCGCTCGACGTGCTGGCCTACCTGGACTGATCCGGGCACGACCCGTTGCGTCGGCGGCCGCAGCCGGCTACAAGATCCAGCATCCCCACCCTCGGGATCGGTCGTGCGCGGTCGAGGGTCCATGGCCGCGCCGGTCCTTCGCCCTTTTCAGCGGCGGAGCACCGCGGCAGAGTTGGCCGCCCGGCATTTCGCCGGCAGGACCCGACCGATGACCGACCCTAAGCCGCGCCGAGGCTGCAGGCACCTGTGGGTGCCGCGCCGACCAGCCACCGAGGCCACAGGAAGGCTGCTGCTCGTCGCCCTGGCCGCAGACCGACCGGAAGGGCACCCGGACAACGTGGCCGCAACCGCGCGGCTTCTGCGCGCCTCAGAGCCGAGCGTGCGCACATGGCGCAGCAGCGCCCTGGCCGACGGCCTGCTGGAGCGCACGAGCGACGGCCGGCTGGTCCCAGGACCGGCGTGGCAGCAGTGGGAGCGCGACGCGGACGCGGCGCTGCGCGAGGCCGGCGGCCGCGGCGGATGGGACCCGCTGCCGCGAGCCTTCCTGCGGCGCGGCCGGCGCCCGGCGATCATTCACGCGGCAGCCGTGGTCTACTCCGACGCGGTCGGCTGGCGCAAGGCCACGGCATACGTGCGCGCCGACGCCGAGCGAGCCGGCCTCGCCGGCACGTGCCGCGCCAGCGTCCGCGCGGCGAGGCGCGAGATGGAGGCCGCCGGCCTGATCACGGTGCAGCGGCTGAAGCGCGGCCGCGCCGCGCTGTGCGCCGCGCAGCAGGCCGACGGCCGGCCGGCGACGCATGGGTCCCCGATGGCCGGCAGCCGGGCTCAGACGTTGGCCGAACGAGCAGCCCGGCACCGAGCAGCCATGTCCGGTTTCCGGCCCAGAAACGAGGCGCCGGCTACCCCCAAATGGACGACCCCAGCTACCCCCAAATGGACGACCTCACACCATCAGGTTCCTTCGGAACCAATCCCCATCAGAGCGCCGAACGCTCGATTCGATGGTCAGAGCCGGCTGCGCCAGGACGATGGACGGCAGGCCGTCGAGCAGTGGCTGGCGACCCCGAGCAGGTGCGAGCAGTGGCTCATCGACAGCAGGTCCCGGCCGCAGCAAGCCGCCGGCGAGCTGCTGGCCCTGACGAAGTGCTGGGACCGCGCGCCGCGGCGCCGCGAACGGTTGGCGGCGGAGCTGGCCAGCCGCTACCGGCGCGACGTGGGCACGCTGCTGCTGGCCGTGCTCTGCGACCTGCTCGTCACGAACGGCCGTCACCGGCCGCGGAGCATCGGCGCCGTGTTGGCGATGCGCGTCGCGCACATGACAGCCGGCAAGGCCTCCGACGGAATCGGCGCGCGGCACCGCACCTCGACGGTGGCGCAGTTGCTGGCCGACGCGCGAGCGCGCGCTAGAGTCACCGCAACAGCATGACCACGAAGCAGCTCGCGTGGCCGGCAGCTCTCAAGCCGCTGGCCTTCCCCATCGACCAACTGAAGCCGGACCCCGGCAACGCGCGGCGTCACAACGAACGCAACATGGCCGCGATCGAAGCGAGCCTGCGGCGGCACGGCTGGCGCGGCGTGGTGGTCGCGAGGCGCAATGACAAGCGCATCCTGGCCGGGCACGGCCGCATCGAGGCCGCGCGCCGGCAAGGCGAGACCACGGCGCCGGTGCTGTTCGTCGATGGCAACGACGCGCAGGCCGCAGCCTTCGCCGTCGCTGACAACCGCACGGCCGAGCTGGCCGGCTGGTCGGCGGAGCTGCTCAGCGAAGCGCTCAGCGAGCTGACGCAGGACGAACAGGCCGAGCTGGCTTTCACGATGGAGGAGATCCACCAACTGACCAACGCGACGCTGCCGGTGCTCGACGACGAGCAGCAGGCACCGCAGAGCACGCCGGCGGCCGCGGCGCCGAGCAGCCGCACCGACCGGAAGGGCGCCGCGACCGTGCAGCCGCTCAGCGTGCTGTTCCTGTTCGACGCGGCGGAGCACAAGCGATGGAAGGCGGCAGTGCAGCGCCGGCTGGCAGCCAAGACCCCCGACATGGCGCACGCGATCGTGCAGGCGCTGGAGGCCGCGAAGTGACGACCAACACCCTGGGCAAGCTGATGTTCCCGATCGCCAAGCTGCGGCCGGACCCGCGCAACCTGCGCACGCACGACGAGCGCAACGTCGAAGCCATCAAGGCCTCGCTGAAGAAGTGGGGCTGGCGCGGCGTGATCGTGGCGCGCAAGAAAGACCGCGTGGTCATCGCCGGCAACGCCCGGCTGCAGGCCGCGAAGGAACTGGGCATGAAGCAGGCGCCGGTGCTGTTCGTGACGGACACCGAGGCCGACGGCCGCCGATACGCCATCTCCGACAACCGCACCGCGGAGCTCGCGACATGGGACGCGGAGAAGCTGGCCGAGCAGATCGCCGGCATGGGCGACGACGTGGAGTTCAGCGGCTTCGCCGACGACGAGATCGAGGCGATGGCGCAGCACGAGGCCGGCGACGACGACGACGACAGCGACGAGCAGGAGCCCGGAGACGCGGACATTTTCCAGGTGCGCGTGCAGTTCGACGGTGCGTTGCGCAAGCGCTACGAGGCGGCAATCACGGCAGCGCGGCAGCGAGCGAAGGGACGCAGCGACAGCGAGATCGTGCTGGCCGCGATGTGCAAGCGATGACGAACATCATCGTGGCGCGCACGCTGCGCAGCGACGACGAGATCAACGCGCTGGTCGGCAAGCGAGTGGAGCGCGACGACTACGTGGCGCACCTGACCGGCGACGTGGCGGTGTTCGCGCCGAACGGCAAGCTGGCCGCGCGCTGCATCCCGCAAGCGATTCCGAAGGACGTGGCCGACCGTTGCCGACCTTGGCTGCGCAGCCTGCAGAAGGCGCTGACGACGAACCGCGGCGAATACAGCGGCGTGGCGCCGCGCCGGCGCGTGCGCGCCGACGGCACGCTGAGCGACACCGCGGAGTCCGTTGCGGTGCCGAGCGCCGTCGCCGGCTTCATGGACCGCATGGGCGGCCGGTTCCCCTACTGCCGGCCTTGCGCGCTGAACCGCGGCAGCGGCTGGGCACGGTTCGCACCGTTCGCGCAGGTCGTCAGCGATCACTTCCGCCGAGCGCTGCCCGACCGCTGGCAGCGGCAGATGGACGAAGCCCGCAAGTGCGACCCGGCGTGGCTGATCCCGGGCACGCCGTTCAGCACGATCACCGTGAACAACACGTTCCCGGCCGCGTGCCACCGCGACGCCGGCGACTACAAGGAAGGCTTCGGATGCATCGCCGTGCTGCGGCGCGGCCGCTACGACGGCGCGTGGTTGGGCTTCCCGCGATACCGCGCGGCGTTCGACCTGCAGGACCGCGACCTGCTGCTGTTCGACCCGCACGAAGTGCACGGCAACACCAAGTTCACCGACCCGAAAGGCGAGGCGCGCAAGGACTGGGAGCGCATCAGCATCGTGTTCTACCTGCGCAGCCGGATGCGCGACTGCGGATCGCCCGAGCAGGAGCTGAAGCGAGCGAGGACCACCAAATGAAACGCATGGCACGCATCGCAGTGATCAGCGCCGCAAGGCCGGACAACGTGCCGGTGATGCTGAAGCACCTAGCCAAGAGCCGGCACGAGGTGGCTTGGTTCGTTGGGGCTGACGACCGACGAGAGTACGAAGCGGCAGGTGCGCGCAACGTGTTTGCCAGCGGCGGCCTGATCGCAGCGCGCAATGCAGCGCTCGACTGGGCAGACGAAGGCGACAGCACGTGCGTGCAGGTCAGCGACGACCTTGTTGACGTGAGCGAGTTCGACGCCGCAACGCGGAAGGCAAAGCCTTGGAGCCTGCGCGCAGCTATCGACGTGTTGGTGGAGAATGCCAACACCGCAGGAGCGCGGCTTGCCGGCATCCCACCGACAGCAAATGCGTTCTACGCGAGCCGCGAAGTGAAGGCGGCCGCGTTCTGCATTGGCGACTTGTTCGCGTGCAGGAGGACACCGTTGCGGTTCAGCCACGAAGTGCCGACGAAGGAAGACTATGACTGGACCTGCAAGCATCTCTCGACGCACGGCGCCGTCGCGCGATGCGACTGGATCTTGGCGAAGTTCCGGCACTACGACGGATACCGGCTTGGCAAGCGGCCGCCGGCAGGAGTCGGAGGCAACCAAGCGCTGCGCACGATCGAGTTCGAACAGCAGGCAGCAGACGCGCTGATGCGCAGGTGGCCGCACTGGATCAAGCCGCACCCGAAGAACCGTGGTGAGGTAGTTTTGCGAGCGCGAGCGAAGCTCACTTGACTTTGTAGCGCATCGCCGGCAGACTTCCGCGCGCTCGCCAGGATCAACGCTAGTAGACGGACGCGACGAACCCCGCGAACACCGGCGAGCAACCTTCTTCCCCCGTCGTCCCGCAAGGGAGTGCTGAGGAGCCAAGTGACCGATAACCCGTTGACCAGAACGTTGGCGCGCATGTCCCCGAGCAAGGTGGATTGCGCCGCGAAGTGCCTCGCGCAGTTCGCCTTCCGCTACATCGAGCGAGTCACGCATCCGCTGTGGAACAGCAGCATCGTGCTGGGCCGAGCGCTCGACACGGCCACCGGCGCCGCATACGCCGCGAAGGCCGTCACTGGCACGACCCCGAGCGCCGACGACGTAGCCGCACGCTTCGCCGCCGAGTGGGACATGGAGTCCGAGACGGTCGAGCGGTGGGACGACGGTGACACGGCC